GGGATCCGGTGCTGCTGGCGTGCATCCCGATCGAGATCTATCCGCCATGCGTCCTGTCGTTCGGTACGGTCTCGTATGCCGATGGTGCGATGTCGATCCCGATCGATCCATGCTAAGGAGATTTTATGGCAAGCAACTATGCAGCATTTGATGTGGTAGATGTCGATAATGACGGCGTGATGACGTATGTCGGAGCCGGAGTGTCGGTCGCGATCCGTGCGAGCGGTGCGGGTGCGGATGCCGCCGAATCGCCATTGACGACCGATAGTGCCGGGCACATTGCCGCCGGATCGCTCGCCGCTATATCGGTGGGCACCGTCGTGCATTTTCGCGTTCAAAACAACGGCGGCAAAGCAGGGACGCTTTCGCAAACGACGACATAGATGAAACTGTATCTCTACGAAAGGCTCTGCGAGCCGACATCGACAATGAATCTGGTGCTCGACGGCCAGGTCGGTGCCGATGTGACCGAATCCGTCGCCGGTGATGTCTATTGGCGTTGGGAAGACGAACCGACGATGGAGCCGCAATACCTCGGCACCGGCGTCGCCGGGCATGACCTCGTCGTGCCGTTCGATCTCAATGGCCGCGAGATCCGTCTGTTCCTCGTCAGCAAGACCGCCGCCAATCGCGGCAGCGTCCAGGACATCAAAGAGGCCGAGCAGACGACATTTGCACCGCCCGCCCTGCGTATCGATGTCTCGGCAAAGACATCGGCATACACGCTGACCGATGACGATGATGTGATCCTGGTCGATTGCACGGGCGGGGCGGTGACGATCACGCTGCACGCGGTCGCGACTGCACAGCAAAAGCCGTACATCATCAAAAAGATCGACAGCTCGGCGAACGCATTGACGATCGACGGCAACGCATCGGAAACAATAGACGGGGCAACAACGAAAAGTACAACGATTCAATACACAAGTTACACGATTGTCCCGAATAACGCCGGGGAGTGGAGTATCGTATGACCTATTTTCCAAACGCAATTATTGGCCCTGATCCTTTTACGTTTACCGCTCAGACGGGCGTGGCGTTGAATAGTGTCATAACGTCAAACACGGTGACGCTGAACGGCCCCGCGGGTGAAACGTGGCCGATGGTCGCTTCGGGCGATGGTTCGCCGCAAATACAGATCAATTCGGGAACGTGGGCGACGGGGGCTTTAGCGGTTGACGGCGACACGATAAAGATCAGGCTCACATCGTCAGGGTCATCATCGACGGCTCGCGTTGCTATCGCTAACGTTCCCGGTGCGGCTCCGACGTTTAGTGTTACAACAACCACAGCGTTGACCGTCAAGGCTCTCGTTGTCGGCGGCGGTGGCGGTGGCGGTGCAGCATACGGCGGCGGCGGCGGTGCGGGCGGTTATCTTTACGATGCGTCGTTTGTCGTTACTCCGCAAGCGTACTCGATTACGGTCGGTGCGGGTGGTGCCGGTGCGTCTAACGCAAACACGGCGAACGTCGGCACGGACGGATCAAGCAGCATATTTGATACGTTGACGGCTGTCGGCGGCGGCGGTGGTGCGGGTTACTTGCCCGTGAACGGTCCCGGCAACAATGGCGGCTCAGGTGGTGGCGGTACTTACGGCGGTGCGGGTGGTACGGCAACTTCGGGACAAGGCTACGCGGGCGGCACGGCAGAATCTAACGCAAATTACGGCGGCGGCGGCGGCGGTGGTGCGGGTGCTGTCGGCGGAGCGGGTGGCACGACCGCAGGCGGTAACGGCGGCAACGGCACGGCAAACTCGATCTCTGGTTCTTCTGTCACATACGCGGGCGGCGGCGGTGGTGGTATTTGGAGTTCAGGCACAGGCGGATCAGGCGGCACAGGCGGTGGCGGTGCGGGTGGTGCAACGGCGGGTGCGGCAGGGTCAAACGGTACAGCGAACACAGGCGGTGGCGGCGGCGGTGGTGGCTATTCGGGCACGACCTACGCGGGCGGCAATGGCGGCAGCGGTATCGTTGTTATTCGCTATCTAACCTCAGCGTTCGGCACTTGCACCGGCGGCACGATCACCACGGACGGCAGCGAAACGATACACACATTCACATCGAGCGGGACGTTTACGATCCCTTAAATGGCGGAGTAAAGAACTATGGAATTCACTATCGAAGAAATGAAATGGATGCACGATCTGATCGCACAGCAGCAGATGCCGGCCGGGGCTCCGCAGTTCGCGGCGTTTGCTGAGAACAGCATCAACGTGCTCGGTAAATTGCGGGCACAGATCGCCGAGGCCGAAAAGCCAAGACCATTGGCAGCAGTAAACAAAGAGGGGTAAAACATCATGGCAACCAGAACCATCAACGTATCGCTGCTCACGCAAAAGGCGGGCAAGCACAGCATCGAATTTACGCCCGATCTGACATCGGTCGACGGCGATGTGCTGCTCAAACGCAAGTATGTCTTCGTCACTGATACGACCGGCGACGCGACGATCGCTCTGCCCGTCAAGGCGTCCGGTACGATCCGCTACACGTACAAACTGCCGACCGATCAGGCACGCTATCCATCGGCCGGCGAATTCTATCTCGAGGCCGGATCTGCCATCGACCTCGACGAACTGCTCGCCCTCGGCACCGAGTCGAGCGATGCGATCCTCGATGCGATATTCCCGACGCGGACCGCTGGCGGCGTACTGTTTGCTGACGGCTCGGCCGCCATCGCCCAGGATAACGCGACGTTTCTCTACGACAGGACGCATGGCGGATAGATCTCGATCGGGATGCACGCCAGCAGCACCGGATCCCAGACATACCCGGTCGGGCATGTGTCCGTGCCGGGCGTTACCGCCTCTTCGAACGTCGCCATGTATGTTTCGTTATAGGCACGGGCCTCGATCTCGTACCGCAGATCGTCGAGACGACTGATCTTTTTCACGCGAAAATATGTAAATCCGTATTTGGTCAGACGCGAGGACGTGACCTTGATGACCATTTCGGGATGTAATTTAAGGGCATCGGCAAACCAGATCTTGAATTTGAGTTTGCAATTGTTCTGCAAACCGCCGTCATCGCACGGGCCGAGATCGAGCAGCGACCACGCCATCTTGATCGCGTGCGGTTTAGTGACGATGCCGAGCAGGCTGTATTTTTTTGGATTTATCTTGCGGGCCAGATCACCGACGACGCGGCCGGCAGCGAGCTGTGCGTCGATGTCTTCGACGGGCTGCAGCGGCGTCTCGAGATAATCGTTGCCGACATAGTCATAGGTGCATTCGACGCGGTTGATCAGATCGAGGCTCGAATCACGCGATACGGTGAGCGTCGTCTTTTCTTCGCCCGGTTCGCCTTCCCACAGGATGCTGCGGCTGGTGCCTTCGTCGGTAAATTCGAGAGCTGCGGCGAGTTCGCCGCCGGTCATTTCTCTGAGCGGCACAATATGGATCAGGCCGTCGAACAAAAACGGACGCGACAGCCGGCCCGAGACGCACATGTCCTCGACCTGCTGCTGCACTTTTTTCTCGATCAGCTCGACATTCGAATCGGCACGGATGTGATCCCAATCGGTATCGAAGACGTCGGTAAAGCGAACTGTTTCTTCACACCAGTCGGCGGCCTCGATAAAACTCTCAATATTGAGCCGGTCGTAATCGAGCCCGAATCCCCAACGCTTATCGGTCAGAATGCGGGCGATCTGCCACGCACGGTTCGTCGTGTAGATCTCAGTGTACGTTGTTGCGTCGGTATAGACGCGGATATTGTCGAGACCTTCGACGAGGGCGTTTGCAGATGCCTCGCCCGGTTCGACCTCACGCGGATCGACCCATCCGAAATTGTATCTGATATGGGCTGTGCCGCTGTACGTGTGAGTCGTCAGAGTCGCATCGACGGCCGTCTGTCCCTTTTCCCCGAGACGATAGCCGTAATGCAGTGGAATGGCTGCCTGCTCGGTATTCTCAACGGCGATGCGTGCCTGAGTGATCGAATTGATCGGCCCTTCGCAGAGTTCGTAGAGTGCGGCAAACCAGCCGTGCGACGGCGTATTCGTATTCAGATCGCGGCGATATGCCATGACCTTGCAATCGCGAACCCGGCGTTTGCCCATGACGACGCGAACCGGTTCTTTCAGCGTTGTCTCGTTGCCATTCGATGTCGATAGCAGATTCGGCCCGGATGTTTGATTATTCTGCGTGATCGACTGGATCGTATAATGCGATAGATGATATCTGGTCGGAACGCCGCGGGCCGTGCAGCTCGCGGTCGATCGGCGGTCGCAGTAGGTCCACGGATCGGTCGTCGCCGGATCGTCGATGCCGACGGCCCCGCCGATGTGCAGATTGTACGGGCAATCGTGCTCGTCGATCTCATCCTGCGTCGCGAACAGTCCGCCGAATATCGCCTGACATTCCTGCCAATGGGCACGATGCGGCACGTTGGCATCCGACGAACGAAAGCCCTGGACGGCCTTGAGCGTGATGATGTCGGCCTCGGCCTCGTCTTCGAACCGCAGATGGCCGTACCAGACCGTCAGCAGCAGCGTGACCTGCGGGAACCAATAATAGAGCGTTGCCTTGACGCCTTCGCCGTGGTCGATCAAAAGCTGTGAGATCACTTCGTCGCCGTCCCACATTTTGAGATCGAGTTCTTCGTCGCCGATGCTATTGTCGAGAGCAACGGGCAGAAACCAATTCGGATCGCCCTCGGGAATCAAGCGGGTCTCAATCGGCGTGACGGACGGTGCGACGCTCGCCGTTTCGTCGGTCTGCGAACACGCATAATAGATCGTCCCGTCCGGCGACGGCCACTCAATGCCGATGAGTTCGTGCACTTCGAGCGTCGTGCCCGCCGCATAGAGCGTGCGGAGCGAGGCGATCTTGGTCAGTGTTGCACCATCAAATACCGGCATTTATGAAATTCCCCATTTATGCAATAGCCATCCACGCATATCGGCGGCGACCTCGGCGGATATCGCGACCGAGAACAGCACGATCTCGCCGATGTCGGCCTTGAGCATTCGCGTCGCGTCCGCCCGGTCTTTGCCGATCTGCGAATTGAGAAGCGTGATGCCGGACGGCCATCGTCCATGGATCATGCCGAACGTGTTCATCGGCATATTCTGTGTCGCCTCGGTGAGCATCGTCGCGTTCTTGTAAAACGTGTATCCGGCTCCGTGCGAGAGATTTGTTAATTTTGTATCGCCGTTGTTGCCGACCATCGCCGCAGTTGTCGCGGATGCTGTCAGCACGCCCTGGTATGTCGAAAATGACGCCTCGCGTACCTTGAGCACCATAAAGACATCGAACACTTGGGCGGACGTGACCAGATTGATATAGCCATCGGCTCCGGCCGAATTGAATTTAGCGGTCGCGAGGCCGTTCTGTGTCGCTCCGCCGGTGATAACGTCGCCATTGATGTCAAAATGCCGAGCATTGCCCGAGATGTCAGTGAATTCGGCTCCACCGTAATTTGGGCTCGTTTCATCAAACCATGCGTACATCGATGCCGTATGAAACGCCGGATCGAAAACGCTGCCGTCCGTACCCTCGTAGAATCCGGCGACGCGACGCTGGCGGATCTCGACGCCGCCGCTGAATAGATCGATCGTGTGCATCTCGGCCGACATCGTGTTATCAACGAACTCGGCGAAATATTTGCGGCCACGCCATTCGATCAGGAATACATCATTCGCTCCGGTCGTATGATCTTTGAAAAAATCCCAATAGTATTGAAACCGCGGCACGCCTGCGATCAGATCGCCATAGTCTGCATCGTCGGGCAATGCCTGGCTCGATATCGCCCATCGATGCAGCCCGTTCGCGTTGCCGTTCACGGCAGACGCACCATAGCCGTCGCCGAAATTTGCCCGCAGCCGGTTGCCGGTCCAGCCGAGATCGTCGATCTCCATGCCGACCAGTGATAATTCGTCGTATGTGCTGATATCAGGCATTTACCATTCCCTCTCGATGCAATAGTTGTAATAGGCCGATGCCATGCAGGTGATCATCGCGTCCGGGCCGTGGTCGTCGCGAAACTTGGCTACGGCCTCATCGATCGTGCGGACCGTGATGCCATCCATCAGCCGCGTGCCGTCATCCGACATATAATGGATCTGCCAATGCAGCCACGGCCGCACATCAGCAATGGACGGCGGCGGTTCGACGGGCGGATACGAACGCCCGTTCGATTGCCCCAAGGAGACCAGAAGCCCGCCGCCGAGGATAATATTGAGGAATAAAACGAGTCTGTTTCGCATTTATCTAATTCCAATGTTCCGGGCGATCTTCGAACCAAGTGCCGAATTTCTCGCAATGTCATTGCCCGTCTGCGTCGCAAAGAATCCCGGCCGCTGCCTCGCTCCCGCCGTCAGCACATCGCCGGGCTTCATCGAACTGATGTTCTTGTGCAGCCGAGCAACCTCGTTCGCCAGATGATTGATCGCCATATTCTGGCCCGATTGATAGGCCGTTGCCGATGCCCGCGAATACGGATTCATGTTGTCGCTCGAAGAACTGCGGTTATTGCCGTTCGACGAGTTATTGTTGTTCGATTCGGGCTTGAACGCATTCCCCGCGACCGCACGCCCAGCGAGTGCGGCACCGACCGCAACGACGCCAAACAGTGCCGCCGCCTTGAAGTGCGTCGCTGCCTCGGCCGGATTTAGCCACAAAGCAGCAAAACCCTTGGCAAGCTCGAAGATCGCGAGCACGGCCGACTGTGCGGCCACGCCCGCGAGCACGGACGCGACGAGTTTCTGCATGGCCTTTGGGCCCATGTCACCCATCAGCACCCAGCTTTCGATCATCGAGCCCATGCCCTGTGCGAGCGAATTGAACGCACCTGCTCCGATCTGGCCGAGGCTGGATAGAACCTCTTCCATCTTCGGCCCGTTCGATAACACTTGATCGGTAAACTCCTGAAACGACCCGCCGAGCCCGAAATCATAACTGTCGCCGCCGCGATTCCGTTTGCGGCGAAGTTCCTGAATGCGTTCCGCGTCGGCATCAGCCTTTTTCTGCATGCGGATCTTTTTGATCGCGTCGAGCCGCTTGCGTTCGACTTCGAGCAGTTCTTCCTGTGCCTTGACCTCTTTTTTGATCTGATCATTGATCTCGGTGCCGCCCTTCAATTTCTCGACGCGGAGTTCGATCGTCAGCACCTTGAGACGCTGTGTGATCTCGGCACGCTCTTCGTCATTGAGATTGGCATTCTCGCGAAGTTTCTTAAGCTGTGTGATCTCGTCCATCACAGCCTCTTGACGGACGCGAGACGTGTCACGAATGTGCTGCAATTCGACGATCTGGCCGTTGGATAGTGCCTGATCGAGTTGTGCGATGCGTTCTTTGTATCCTGCACCGTATACAGCCAGAATGTTCTGCACTTCCTTTTGGGCGGCCTGCACTGCCTTGCGTCGGCGTTCCTCAGCTTCGCGTGCAGCCTTATCAGCGTCAGATTCACCGCTACGCCCAGCTTTGCCCGCGTTACCCGGACCGAGATCGATCTTCGGCATCGCAGGGATCGCAAATTTGACCTTATCCATCGCGGCATTCGTGCCGGCGGCGATGGTCTCGGAGATCGTTCCGGTGATGCTTGCCATCTGCCGAAATCCAGTCAGCACGGGCGTCATCAGTTTGATAACATTCTCAGCCCATGCTGATGTCGCATGAATATTGAGGCCGTACATGTCAGCCATGGCATTGAATGCGAATGCGGCAGCTTGTGAAAGTCCGCGATATGAATTGGCAACGCCGCTGATCACTTCGCCCACGCCGCGGCCCCATGCCGCAGCGATGCCCTGATTCCCGACCATCGACTGCGAAATACTCGACATCGCCGATGTCACATACGGCATCAGTGCGTATGCGAATTCGCGGCCGACGCCGGCGGCCTGTTTTTGCAGATCCTGGAGCGTGTCACCAAACTGATCGGCCGCCCGTGCGTCTTCGTCAGACATCAGCAGGCCGAGTTTTTTGAGCTTGTCCATCAACGCCGGCAGATTGCCGTCGAATGATTTGATCACCGGCAGGATCTGTCCGGTCTTATCTTTGAATAGGTCTTTTGCGGCAGCGGCCTGGAGCGTCGCGTCTCTTTCGTTTGCGATGGCCTGTACCGCCTGTGCCAATGCCCCGGACGCGGTTCGGGCCGTAATTCCGTAATCTGTCAGCGTTTTATTTGCTTTCTCGTTGCCCTGATTCGCCTGACCGACGAGCACGGTAAACTTGCTGACCGATCCACTGATAGCCTCAAGCGAAGAGCCTGACTGGTCGGCGGCGTATTGCAGTGCCGACATGACCTCGGCCGATTGTCCTGTCTTTTGCGTTGCATCATAGATCGCCGAGCCATAATCCGATGCTTCTTTGGTGAGATTGAAAATGCCGACCGCTACGCCGGTGATCGCTGTGGCGGCGGCTGATGCCATTGGGAGCAGTCCGCCGAACGTCGATCCGAATCCGCTGCCGAGTCTGGTCACGTCAGCATGCAGTCCGGTAATTGCCCGCTGTGCCGATCTGGCATCGGCAGTGATCTCGACCTTTAGTTTTGGATCATTTACGGCCATGCGTTTTCTTGAACTTCTCTTCGCGGTTGCGATTGACGATCGATTCGGCCTCGATGTATTCCCATGCCCGTGAGAACCAGTAATCGCTCATCCGGTTTTCAACATCGTCGGGCAGGACGCCATATTTTTCGGCGACGATCATGATCTCGTAGCCCTCGGGCTTGGCGGCGACCGCCGTCTCGGTGCCGCCTCCACGTTCGAGCCATCGGGCGATCATGTCTGCTTTTACTTTGGGCTTGCATCTTCCTTGATCGCTTTGAGGATCGCTTGCAGATTCAGCGAATTCAGGCTCTCGAGAAATTCCTTGGTGATCCGGACCGGTTTATTCTTGTCATCGACCATATCCGGCAAACTGTCGAGCATCGGCAGCAAATGGTCAGCCCATGTCGCATCGTCGCCTATGTCCTCGATCTGCTGCCGAAACTGGCGGCCCTCGGCGATCGAGAACGCATAATATCGGACGGTGATCTGCTCTGTGATCTCTTCGCCCTTTTCGAAGTGAATGAACGGAGCGACCGTCTCTCTGACGATCTTATTTTGATTCTTGAGTCCTGAAACTTTGATCATTGGTCGTATCTCCTATGATTGATTAAAAATAAGAGCGGGCCGCCTTCGTGTGCGATCCGCTCTTGTCTCGTCTTTGGATTTTGGCGTTTCTCCAAAAAGATTGTTGCGGCACGATTAGCCTGCCGATTCGGTGTAGCTGCCGTATTGGCCGAGTGTCGCGTCAGCGGCGAGCAGCGTGTCCTTAAGGCATTCGAATTCGAATTCGTATTTGTTGACCTCGTTGCCGCTGTTCAAAAGCGTCCATTCCTTGAACGGCGAGATCTGCATTTTGTGAAGTTTCACGATGCAGGGTTTGTCGTCGTCGGCGATGTTGATGCCCGAGAACCAGAGGCAGCGTTCGTAGATCCGCTGCGTCATAAATCCGACGCTCGTTCCGGCCGCCTCGGTCGCGGCGATCTTGAGCGGCTGCGTGTACGAACCCAACGCGAGGATCTTGATCAGCCCGGCGGCGGCGTCATAGATCTCGTAATCGATGCCGAGCACGAGCGTTGCGGGCGAACCGGCCGAATCCGTGATGACGATCGACGTGAGCCGCGTCTTGCCGCTCGGATGTGCGACGATGTCGCCGACTGCTAGGCCCGAGGCATACGAGGTCGCTGCGGACGACCCGCCGGCGACGGTCGAAGTGTTGCCATACAATCCGAGTTTGAGCAGTGCCGTGGTCGAGATCGATGTCACGATCTTGCCGGTCATTGCCAGCGATTTGACGACCGACAGATCCTTGGACGCGATCGATAGGCGTTTTGACATGTGCTCGACCTTTTCAGTCGAGAGCGACAGCGAGATCTCGTCGATCTCCGGCAGTTCGATGTCAAAAATACCGGGAGCACCGGTCGTCGTGTTTCGTGTACCGATGGCACCTTTGCCGTGGCCGAAGTAGTAGTTTGTGTCTGACATGGTGTTTTATTTCCTCTCGATTAGTTTTCGGCCTTTTTGACCTTGACGGGTTCGCCAAACGATTCGGCGTGTATCTCAGCGACCTCGACGACCTCGCCCTTTTCCCGTATCTGACTATCGACCAGGCATCGGGCGTGGAGTTTGACAAAGACTTTCTTTTCCTTCGGCAATATGTCTGCTAATTCGGCCATTTCTAAATGCTCCATTTATCGGTAATGTATGTGATCTCGATCTCGACTATTCCGGCCGCGATCTCGAACGAATCCTGTGCGTACTCGATACCGTGACGCCGCGGCCGCGTTTCCATCGCGTAACCAATTCCGTCTGCATCCGGGAACCGCTCGGCGAGCCAACTGTCGCTCTGCGTTCCAGTGCCGAGTATCGCGAGCATCACGTCGGCATTTGCCTGGCGGACGTTCTCAGCGGTCTCGCCGCGTTTGACAAAGATCTTGATCTGCACCGGCCTGACGTGAACGGTTCGCCGTTTGCCGTGCCTGATCTCTTCGGCAATTTCGGTCGGCAGTTGAAACAGGCTGATCGCGGGGAGTTCGGTATTCTTGTCGTCGTTGTCGCCCCAATCGGTGCGGCTATCCTCGACGTGCCCGCGAAAATCAGTATCGTAATCGCCGCTCCCGTCGATGGTCTGTAAACGCTTGACGATCGCGGTGATCAGTGATTGCTGTTTCGACGTTGCCATTCAAATATCAAGTGGTCGTTTTTAGGCTTAGGACTGTTATGCCGAGGCCTGTGTTTTCTTGCTTTTCGACGGTGTACGATTTGTTTTTGATCGTGCACCGCGTTTTGTTTGCGATCGACGCGAGCTTTGAGGTCGGGCCTTCGAACTTGGGTTTTTGAGCCTCGATCTCGACGTTGTACATCGTTGTGCTGTCGGTCGGTTCGGTGAACCAGCCTTTGACCTCAGCGATGACGACGCCGCCCGCCTCGAACACGGCGACCGCATTAAAGTCGCCCATTTCAAACATCACATCGACGTCGCTATTCGCCAGGTCCATCTCATCGATCCTTAGTCGAGCCGGCCTTGGAAGTCTTGGAAGTCTTCTCCGGCTTGGCTGTCTTTGCTTCGATCAGTTCCGCCGAACCGTTGGCGATGTACCGATCTGCCCAAACCTCGGGCAATTCGACCGACGCTCCGGGAGCGAGTATCACCCCACTCCCCGGATCGCCGACACGTTGTAAAATACGGACCTTTTTGGTTGCCATATTAGACGTACAAACACTGAGCCAAGCCGCGAAGCGTCGCGGTCGAAGGTGCTGTGTCAGGAATAAGCAGCACAACGCCACCAGCATAAGTTCCGGCCGTTCCGTCGCCGCCGGTCAGACTGACGTCGAGATAGCGTTTGCGATTGCCGCGATTTTTGACATGAATGCCGAAGATCGTGTTATCGCTCGTCGCAGACGGCACAGTCGCCGGAGAGACGCTGAAATCGCCGCCCGAAACGTCTGTCGCTCCGCTCATACCGCTGTCCTCTGACTCGGTGAGCTTACAAACCGCAGCCGCGATGTCCATCGCACCGAACTGGATAACGAACAACGCCTCGCGAATGCCCTTCATGTCGATGGTTCGTGTCGTGAAAGCCGCGTTATCGACGATGGCTCCCGGCGGTACGAGTTCCCGAATTTCAATTGCCTGTAAATCATTCATGTTAGTTTCCTCAGAAAATACGATCTTTGAAGGGCAGGAATTTCACCTGCCCGATTCGGTTACGGCTCCGCTTACGATGCCGCAGTGATTAGTCCGACGATTGGGCCGGGAACGCGGTCAGCCGCCGTGCCCGAGGCATTACCAACGGAGTGGACGTTGATATCAAAACGTGATGTCGCCTTGAACACGATGTCGTCTGCGGTAAAGCGAGCATGTTCGCTGAGTGCGATCGAGTACTGCCGGCGGTCACCGAGCGTCGCTCCCATCGCGAGGTCGCCAAACAATGCACAGACCTGGCTGTTCGCCTCGGTCTTCGGCATGACCTGCGAGAAATAAACCGGATATCCCAAGAACTGCTGATTCCGAGCATTCTCGATCTCGGTTGCGGTGACTCCGCCACCGGCGAGCAACGCAGCAACCATCACGTTCCAGTAGAACGATCGGCTGCAGTACCATCCGGATCCGTTGTCGGCATACTCGGGCAGTTTTGCGACCACGCCGCGGAAATCGGCCAGAACGAGTTCGCTGTACAAATTGCCGGTGCCTACCTGCAGTCCTGCGATATTCGCGATCGTGCCCGAGAGATTCTTGATCTTTTCGCGGACGCCGATGATGTTGCCATAGGTTGCTGAACCGTCGCCATTGAAACCACACTCGTCTTCTTTCTTGGCGAAAGCCCGGGCACTCATCAACGCGACCTGGTCACCGATGCTGATAACAGCGTCTTCGCTGAGTTCGCTCGAAAAAGTGACAAGCGTCATCAGTTTCTTCGCGGTCAGATTGACGCGATCGGTTTCAAAATCCGACTCAGTGCCGGTCGATGATTCGCCGACGAAATAGGCGTCGAGTTCGCCGACGATACGCGGATCGGATGCCGTGTCACGCGTCATCGGGCGAATCTTCGCATGGCTGCGGAAAACGCCGTAGGTCTCGATCAGATCGATCAGATCATTACCGAAATCTTCGGGAACGAAATAACCGCCTTTTTCATTGAGGCCTTCACTCTGTGCACGCTCGATCTTGATGCCGTGATTGCTGCAGAATTCGCGAGCCTTGACACTGCCGAGCGGTCCGGCAAGCACGAACTGGCCAAAATCGTGAGCACGTCGTTCGGCACCTTCGCCCTTGAATGCTTTAAGTTTGCCGAATCGCGGCAAGGTGCGGGCGAGTTCGACTTCCTGTCCGCCGCCGCCCATGCGGGCTGCGGTTGTCGGGTCCATGACCGGGACGGGGACGTTGGCGGGGATCTGGGTTCGGGCGAATGCCTTGAACTCATTCAGTGTCGGTTCGGATTCGATGCCGTCGAGCAGGCGTTTCTGGTGAAATGCCGGTGCGAGTTCGGGCTTGCCGAGAGCGTTGGCCGCCTCGCCGATCTCCTCGCGGGCGATCTGTGCGGCGGTGCGTGTATCTACGACCGGAGTTTCCGGCGTGTTGTCATGTTTATCACTCATTATTTTCTCCGTGTCTGTAGAAATTGACCGTTGCTGGTCGTCTGAAACTTGTAGTTCTGCCGGCGGCGTTTCGAGTGAACGCCCGACGCCGACCGAGATATCGGCCGGGACGCTGACGATCGACACCTCGTAAGGTTCCCAATCGTCGCTGCGGTAAAGATTTGGCTGGCCCTTGCGTTCTTTTTCGAGGTGCATCTCGTGCACCATAAATCCAACGCTGACGTTCTGACGGATGCCGTCAATGACGTCCTGATAGACCTCGCTTGCTCGCGTGCCTTTGCCAAACCGGACATCGGCCCGTGCCATGCCGTCCTTATCGATCGAGAAAGCCTCGATCACGCCGACGACGTCACGCGTGTCGTGGTCCATCAGCAGCGGAGCACCTGACTTGAGGCGGTCGGTCCGCATTGCTCCCTTTTTCATCGAGAGAGCGAGTTCCATGTAGTCGTAGACTTCCCACGACCATTGCTGGATCGGTTTATCGCTGGCAAATGCGAGGTTGACGGTGCGGGTGTCTTCGTCCACGGTCATGCCGCCGCGTTCGATGGTGAACGTGCGGACGAGCGGCTCTTTGACAAGCCGGTCGCGGATCTCTGCGATCGTCGGTTGATTAGGCATAAAACGCGAAAAAGCCGGACAGAATTTCTATCCGGCTTAATCGTAATTTTTTTGCAAACGAATTAAGTTTTTGGGGTGCAAAAGGTATTAAATACTACGTTTCCTCAGTATCTGCCTCTTCGCCGTCCATCTCGTCCGCTGCTTCGGGATCGTTCGGATCGGGCGGTTCTTCGGCGTCCGGGGCCGGGCCGAGTTGTTTGGGCGGTTCGGTCTCATACGGAATACCGTATTCCTCGAATGCTTCCATTTCGTCCTTTTTGGTTTCGAGCCACTGGATCAGATCGATGCCCTGAGCGGCAAAATGATCGGTCCGTGTTAGGATGTTGCCCGCGATGCCGTCGAGTGCGGCCTTGATCTCTTTCTGCGGATCGACATAAGCCCATCCACGCGGACGCCACATCGATGTATCGCAGACGGCGTTGAATTCGCGGGGCGTGATGTCGACGCCGCCGGCGAGCCACGAACTGTGCAGCCACGCGTCGAACACTTCGCGATGAAATTCGTCGGTGACAAAATCCTGCAGCTCACGCCACATGTCGCGTTCCTCACCAAGACCGACGCGGGCCGACGAATAGTTGACCTGCGAATAGTCGCCCGTGAGCGAAAATCCCGAAACTTCGAGCCCGGCGGCGAGCGTGGTTTGCATCGTACCGACAAATGCTACAAAGTTCTGCGTCGGCTGTTTTGGATCGAACTGCGTGAATTCGGTATCGGGCGGCATTTCAAGAATGCTCGCCGGTTGTACATCGAACTCGGGCATCACGGGATTGCCCTCGTCATCCTCGGTTCCGGTGTATTCGGTGCCGTCCTGGCTCTTTCGCGAGACCATGCCGAACGCCATCGCGGTCATTTTCGCCGAATTGATGACGGCCTGGACGAATGAATACAGATCCTTGCCCTGCAGCAAGACGGCGTGAAACTGCGTCAGCCCGCGAACCTGCGATTCGTCGTCGTTGACGATAAATGAATGGATCATCTGATCGGCCGGGATGCGTTGCCGCGTGCGTACCTGACGCTTTGAGAATGTGATGTCGGTCGACGGCGTCGTCAGCCAATAGGCGACGGCCTTATTCTCGCTGTCGATCTCGATAGACATGATCACGCGGTTGCCGCTCGGCAGCGTTTCGTTGTACATCTCGTCGAGGTACGAAACGTCGATAAATTTGAGCGTGAATCCGTGAGCATTCCTGGCCGCGAGCTTTTGCACCAGAACCTCGCCATCGCGGATGAGCGTGCGGATGAAAAGCCGCTCGGCCTGTTTCCACGTCATGCGGCCCGACGCAGTGCACGTCGAACGCCGTCCCCAATCACGCCATGCGGCCTCGACCGTTTGATTGAGTTTGCGATTGAGTCCGTCGCCTTTTTTCGCACGGCATTGCAGTTGAATGCCGTCCTTGCCGATGACATTGCGGCTGGCCATGCCGAGGAACCGTTTGAACAGCGGATCGTCGCCGCACATCTGGCGGGCACGAGCACGCAGGATGCGGATGCCGAGCCGCAGCATGTAATTCGCCGTCTCCGGGTTGGTCAGCCACGTCGAGTTTGTCCGATCGACCTTGGCGGCGGCGTGATAGCGTTTGACACGCCGCGGCTCGGCGGCCTTGGCAGCGTTGCGTTCGGCCTCGATCTCGCGAAAGGTCGGGATGTGTAGTTCGTCAGATAGTTTGATCATTATGGCATTCTCCCCAGATATAGGCGTCCGACCTTGCCGGTCTGCCGCGATCGTTCGGCGGCGAGCTCTTTGGCGACGATGGCGGCGTATTCTTTGCGTGTCGCGATGGCCTCGGTTCGCGAGCGTTTTACCTTTTTCGAACCGGCCGAGGTCGATACTTCGTACTCGATCACGTCGCCGGCGGATGTGAGCAACGCGTCGTCGATCGCGTCAACGATCTTTTGAGCAACGGAACGCAGATCGACCGGAGCGACCGACGCGGTATCGAGCCCGAGTACGATGTTCGTAAATCCGACGCCGACGCTGTATTTGATCGTCGTGTCGGCGATGTTCGTCACCCATGCTTCCCACTTGTATTTGCCCGCACGGTCGACGTTGTCGGTCGTCGTGCCGAGTACGGTGATGACAAATTCGTCGCCGTCCGCCGTGCCCGTCGCGTTGAATCCGATGCCGGGCCCGCGAAAGTAATACGCGAGCGTCCATTCGGTCGCCGGATAGTCGGCGTATGATTTGGTCCAGACGACCTTTTCGCGAGTGGTGATCTGTGTCGGTTCTGTGTATCGCATAGTTTTATCAGATCCTGGTCTTATTCAAATTCCTCGCCTTCGAGCGAAACGGCACGACATTCCGAGACGGCGTCGGCGTCTCCGGCGGCGTCGGTTCGGTCGGCGGTTCCGATTCTACTGCCGGACGATCCACGGCCTCGGCGTGCTGCAGATGCCGTTTGGCCATGCGTTCGAGATCGGGATTAAGGATCTCTTTGGCGGCCAGGGCGTAGCATCTGACGTCGAGTGCTTCGTTGCGGACATTCGGGCCGACCTTTTCATAACTGTGAAATGTTCGCCCGCCGCGTGTGTGCGTTTTCATACGTTCGGACGATAGCTGCTTCCAATGCTCTTCGTCGTAGTGCGGTTTGTCGGGAAAATGGCAATAGTTCGGGCCTTGTTTTACAACACGAAGACCCGCGAAGACCGCATCTTTGGCCGCCGTCACGCCAACCGGAAACATGCGGCAGATCTCGCGTTGATTGCGGCCGACCTTTGTCGCTTTCGAGATGATCGGTTTGAACGGATCGGATTGCCCCTTGATCGGGAACCAACGTTTATCACGGTGTTTATGGCAAAACCGATAGACAACGGTCGCGAGATATCCCGAATCGATCGCCGCACATTGAATGCGAAACGCCTTGTTATTGAGTCCGGCGAAGGTCGATGTCAGATATGCGGCAAGCTCGTCCCAGACATTCGTCAGATCACTGTCATCGTCGCTTTCCTCAGCCTCGACGCCGGTGTCGCCCTCGAGAACGCGATAATCGATCGACCACGATTCACCATGCAAACCCCAGCCGACGATCTCGACCTCGATGCGATATTTCTGGATGTCAACGCCCGCCGTCAGCAGGATCACGCCGGGCGGCACCTCGGCGGGATAGATCTCGGTCTGCATCGCGAGGCTTTCGTAATTGACATTTTCGACCGGCTTCCACGGTTCGCCGAAAATGGTATTGGTGACGGCCTCGAGCTTGGCGATATTGCCCTGAGCGTCGAGAAAATTCGTCACCATCTTGCCCCATGCGACGAATGGCGAATAAAGCTGATTCAGCTTGAAAGATGCGTAACCGTTGAACTCTTTGGCGGCGATCCATTTGCCCGCGGCGAGCATGTCTTCCTTGTC